ACGTGATCTCTTTTACCCGCTCCCCGCCTTTCTGAATTAGGATAGTGCTGTTGCCAGCACGCAGCGGACGGATCTCTGAAGAACCAAAAGTAGTTTCACGCAGGACGTTGACGTTGGTCGGGGTGACAGGCTCACTGCCAGCGCCGCCTGACAGCGTAAACTCAGAGCTTGTAGTCAGGATTTGAAGGAACCGCGCAGGAAGCAGGTGATTGATGACGTTGACGCGGTCTGACGCAATAGTGATGTTGATGGCATCATCATCGTCTGTGCCAGGTGTATGGTTCTCAAAGTCAGCACTCTTGGAGCCAAAGATGGTCTGTGGCTGACCTGTGGTGCCAGCAAAGTACAAACGCTCTTCATAGAACGCCACAGCCTTGGGAAACTTTTGATCTCCACCAAACGCACCCAAAGACCAACGGGTCGTCGGATTGCCACTACCGACCACACTAGCCGGCAAAACTCCAGTCGAGTTTTTGAAGGTAGCTGTCACCTCTGTTGCGCTAGTGAAGGCTGTGATTTTTAAAAAACCAGAGCCACTATGCTGAAATTCCCAAGTTATTGCGCCGTATGTTTCAGAGCCAGTAAGGTGAACCGGCGGCGTGGCCCCAGAAGTATCTGAGCCACTATCTGTTTTTTTATAAACATTATCGCCAAACCGAACTAAATCATTTTGCGCATAACTGGTGCTTGCCGCCCATTCGTCGTGTTCAACCTCAATAACCTCACGCAATCTAACCAAACGTCCAACATCAGCAGATGAGAATAAACTTGCAGATGCTACTAGGGTTACACTGCCGGTGTTAGCTGACGCATAGATAGTGGTTGTCGTCGTGTTTTCGTCTAGATATGGGCCGTCGATGAAGTCGATATCGGTAAGCGTAAAGCTGGTGGCCGTGGTGCGTGTCAGCTTTGCTGGCTCATGGTTTTTGTGAGCTATAAACAACACATCCGCAGACTGCACATGGTTTAGCTCAAATATTTCTGTCACCGAATAGGTGGTGGTTACCTCCACAATCTTACCAACGGTGCCGCCGCTGCTATATGCGTCAAAGCCTGTGCCGTTGATGCCAGACAACTCAAAGGTGTTAGTGGTCTTGTTGGCTACCGTAAACTCTCGATTGTTTAGCTGCGTCATGCCGGTGACGCTTCCAATAAACACCCTGTCACCGTTACTCAAACCGTGAGAGGCCGCAGTTACAACCACAGGATTTGCTTGGGTAGCTGCTGTGATATTTGTAGTGGCCTCTGTTAAAATGCCGCCGTCCTTGAAGAAACGGATGTAGTTAGCGCCGAACTCAAGCACATACGCTTGCTCGTCGCTGAACTCAAAGTTCACTAGCCTGATCTTGCCGCCATCTTTAGAGGCACCTGCAAAGTACGAGCCCGGGCGGCGTGTGATGCCACCCGCCGGAAAGCTAACCATGTTGGTAAGTTGCTTTGCCGCTTCGTTATACTTTTGTAGATCTATACGACCTTCAAGACGAGGCGAAAACTCTCCGGCGCGAAAGTTAGTTATGATAGTTGAAACACGCGCCATATTAGAACCTGACGTTTAAGAAATCATCTGCCTGTATCTGGTCTGGGAAGCCTTCCATCGCGTCCATGCCACGCGCTTCCTTTAAACGGTCTTCATAAAGGGCTAGAATGGCCTGTGAGACGCCGTTGCTGCCTGTAATGGCATATGCAGTCTCTCCAGCCAAACGGTGCGCTATGGCGCTTGAAAGCAGCGTATCAAACTGTTCTGTGTCTGTGATGCGTGCAATGTAGGTAATCTTGCAGGTGCTTTCGTTACTCAGGATCTTGCGACCTTCAATTTTGAACATGACGTTGCTGTCGTATGCAGCCAGTTCATTATCGACGCCAGTGTTCCAGAAAGACAAAACTCGCAAGCAATAGGGGTCTGTTGGCAACGTAAACTGATGGTTAAAACCAAAGGCAGGAGCCACGCTGTCTTTTGCTAACTCTTTGCGGGTGATTGCGCAGTTCCAAGGATGCGCACGCAAGACATGATCCCTGACAGTTTCAAAGCGCCTGTTACACAGACGCGCCTCTTTGGAGTTTTCGGTGAGTGATGTAATGGTTGCTGCACCCAGCAGATCCATAGCTTCGTTACAGATATCAACGACAGACGGCATCGCACACCTCTCAATGGAAAGAAGGGGCGGCGAACCGCCCCCTCAATGTTAGTTCACAACGTAGTGAATGATGAACGACATGTCGCCGCCAGTTCCACCAGTTGCATTGAAGGTCACCGCTACATAGTAGTAGCCGCCTGGGTCAGACGATGCGCCTGCATTTTCCCAAAGCTGTGCGCCGATAGTGTTAATATCAGCAGCTTCAGTGCGCAGATCTGCAACCGCAGTCGTACCATCAGCAACAGAAGTGGCGTAGAAATCTTCATCTACGACAGTTCCATCAGTCTGATACAGGCCCACGTTGAAGGTACAGCTACCGCCCAAAGAGTCTGCTGCCACTGAAAGTGCAGTGATAGACGCATTGGAAGGCAGGGGTGCCAGCATCACGATATCATCGTCAGTGCTGTCACCAGCCGCCAAGGCTATTGTACCCTGTGCAACGCGCAGTACACCGTGAAGCTCATGTGCGTCACTGAATACCTGCGGGGATGCTTCAAAGTTAGCAACCAGAGTCGAGTTCTTCGTAGTCATAGCTTACCTCTCCTCTTAGTCAGGGGTTTCGTCACAGAAGATCTGCACAACCTTGTCTTCCTCCATGCGCACCGCTCCGATGCTCATGCAGTAATAGACCTGAGTTGCGTATCCCTTGTCAGCGCGTTCATCAATCCGTGCATTGATGTCTTTGCCAATACCAAGGGTCAGACCGTCCTCTGCCCAAGCGAAACACTTACGAATATCGTTAGAGTCCACAGACAGACGGTTAGACATGATGAATTGGAAGCCCATAAAGGTATCCAGTTCACCTTGGACGAGAGCCTTCACAGTGTTGAAGTCGCTGCTGGTGACAGTGGTGTCGCCAAGAAGATCTTCAATCTGCTTTGGGCCTACCGCAATGTAGCGCGGGATCGACGGATCAACATCGTTGAGATCCATCTTGCGCTTTGCTTCACGCAGCTTGGCAAGAGTCAGACCGTCGTTGGACGATGCAGAACCTACCGAGTTTGCTGTTGCGTCAAGCGATGCGCTACCAGAACCAGTTTCGCCAGTGCTGGCGGCACCAGTTGCGGCAGTGATGATGACATCATCCATTGCACGACCCATTGCTGCGGCAGCAGCGCGTGCATAGGAAGAGGTCGGATCGATGAGCATACGCACCTTGTCCTGATCGTCTACGAGATCTGCGTACTCATAGTCCGCAAGGCTCAGACGACGCCGGTCGTGGGGTGTGTCCATCTGGGGGGTATCGGCATGGCGGCTGGTGCGCAGGGCAGCAGTAGCCGATCCGATCTGATCGATGAAGGCATTTTTACCAACAACATTCTCAACGCGAACCGCATCACGCAGACGAGAACCCATCTGCTGTGAAAGCATCTGCACGTTTGCAGAATACTGTTGCACAAATGCCGTAGTTACTTGAGTAGACATCAGCCTACCTCCTTACTACAGTTACATTTTGGCGATTTGCGGTGTGCTACCCTTGCGGACACTCCTGGCCTTTTTGGCCGGCGTCGGGCCTCCGTCTTTCCGGCTGTCAGCAGGACGACTTTCATCGCTACCCTGCGTCACCCAATCATAGTACATCTGTGCCATGTGGGCTGGGTTCATGATATCACGTTGAGTGCCAAACTCAATGGCTATCCTAAGACACTCTAAACGTAGCTCAATCCTCTCCTCATCTGTCATGGATCATGCTCATCAGTTCTTGCATGTGATTGATGGCATTTTGCCGCGCAGTTACATTCTTGGTGTCCCAATACGCATGGCTCTTATCGTTCATAATTGCGTCGATCTCTGCCTGTGCTTGCTTGGGTGTCATCGCATAGTTTGCAGACGCGCCGTCAATGCTGTCCTCACTGGTCACGGTAGACTTGAACTCTGCCATAGCCGCGAAAGCCTTAATGAAAGCAGGATGGTTGCCAACCAAGGTGCCGTCTGACAACTGCATATCAAGGATGTCGTTACCGGCAAACTCACGCGCTGCACTAGACGCTGCGTTGATTTTAGCATCGTAACTGTTGCCCCATTCACGACGCAGTTCAGCTTCAGTGCTTGCCGCCTGATCTGAAGCCATTTGCTGCAACTGTTCAGCAGAGTTGGATACGGTAGAACGGTAGTATTCCAACACGCCCTGTGCTTGTTGTGGCGTAAGGCGCAATTTGTGGGCTATATCTGAGTATTCCTGTGCCACATCTTCTGTGATGATGTTGCCATCTGCGAAAATCTCATAACCTTCTGGTGCCTCTGGACGGCCAAGCCGGCCATAGATGTTGTCGAGATCTTCGTCTGTTGGGTTAATTGGCAGCGGTATCTTCTCCGAGCCAATCAATCTCTGTGCATTGACGTATGAACGCGCCAGGTTTTCAACATCCTTGATAGGCCCAAAACTAGGGTGTTCGCGGATGTCCTCCGGTATCATGGTCAAGAAGTCGTTACCAGACCCGCCTTGCGCTACCTCTGCCGGTGTTTCCATCGGCGCAGCATCAGGCTGGGCTACCTGTTCAGCTACTTGTTCTGACATTTAGTCCTCACTCATCATGTTGTGGATATGAAGGATTACTGCACGTTTGCCTTCTTCAAACGCTGTGGCATTCGCATCTCCCGCCACATAGCTTGAAGCACGCCAGTTACAGCGTGCCTCAAGATCCCGTAGTATTTGTTCGCCGGCGTGTTCACTAAAAACGCCTTTATACATCTCTCGCAGCTTCTTAATTTCCACCGCCATCACTTACCATCCTCACTGCTTGTGCGGCCTGTGCAGCCGTGTAAACATCCTCTGTGTCCTGCTGACGCTGTATTTGCTCTGCCTGCGCAGCAGCACGCTGCTGGCGTTGCTGATCGACCTGCGCTTGCGGCAACAGTACATCTTTTGGCACACCCAACGACTCAACAACGTGATTTACAAGACCATCTGGATTCAGGTGGTCGCCAACTGGCAGCGATTGTGCAAGAGGCAGAAGTATTTCCAGAGCCTTCATCGTGCCATTCAAACTGCTGGACTTCTGTGCGCGTGCCAGTGGCGATACATATTCGATGTCTACGTCCCTGCCTTGCAGTACCTCTGGCGGCACCGCAAGCATGTCATTGCGCAGCATAAGCGCAAAAACACGGTCAATCATAGGACGCAGCATCTCATTCATCAGACGCCCCAGAACCGGCCCTATGACGCGCATACGCTCTTCTTGGCGCTGCACTACCTCTGTGGCTGTCATGTTAGGCGTAGCGGCTGACAGAAGCTGATCTACATAGAACGCAGAGCGGATTGCACCACGGCGCTGTTCTTCCATCTGCAAGCCGATAGGAATATTTGCACCTGTGTTTAGTGGCGTAATGGTGTCCCTTGTGCCACTCCTGAAGAAGTTGAGGCCACCTGGCTGCGTGCGGATAGGGAGAAGGAACCCGTCATCAGGAACAAGTAGCGGAGGATCTATTTGTTTCTGCGCAGCTTGGATGATGGTTTTTGACATCAAGTTAATCATCTTAACGTCAGGCAACGCCACCATCGCAGGTGACCGTCCCATTACCTCTCCAGTTGCCTTGAGGAAGCGCGGGACAATGTACGGAAACTCTTGGAAGCCGCTGATCGCTACCGGCATCTTGGTTTCCATACAAATATAGACTGACGCAAACGGCATGTTCTTGTTGTCGCGCTTCGTGGGATCACGATCATCTCGCGGCAGAACAGCGTGCAGCAGGGTTACCTCTTCATCTGGCTTCTTCTCAAATGTGCGCTGAATAAACTTCCCTACGTTATCCAACCCAAAGCGTTGCACAGCTTGCCGTGCAGGGATCTTGTACTTACGAAACACGGTATCGACCAAGCCAAACTGGTCTTCCGCAACATAAAACTCAGAAATGTGGCGCGTGCTGAACCGCAGGTTCTCCCCGTCCATCTCCACAAACATACAGCCGGTGCCAAAGACAACGAGATCCACATACAGTTCGTGTACCTCAGTCTCAAAGTTTGACTGATTAAACGCCCTAATCATGCGCTTGCTGCTGTCTTCCAGCCAACGCTGCACCATGTCATCACGATTAATATCAGGATCTTTCATTGCAAGGTGGAACCACGGCGTAGCACCGCTGGTAAGCATCCCATGCAATGAGGCAGACAAAAGATCTACAGCCTGAAGTGCAGTGCCGTCATAGATAAGCTCCATTCGCTTTTCGCCACGAGAACGCTTTTTAGCAACGTCCGCTTTTCGTGGCAGCATGTAGTCGGCAAGTTCTTGATAATGTGTATCCCAATTATCACGACGGCTTTCGAGATAATCAAAACGAGCAACAAGTTCTTTGATGGGATCCATATCAGCCACCTAGCCTAGTAGTGTCGGGGTTTGTCCTGTTACTGACTCTTCTTCCAAGGCACCAGCTACGATAGTAGAACCACGCCCCTTACGCTTGCCTGTAGCTTGACGCAGAGCTTCAGCGGCCATTGCATCCGCACGCTCATAATCAACCTGTGCCGGCGGCTCTGGCGGCGGCGGTGGCGGCGGTGGCATTGGAACCTTTGGCGTTAAAAAAGACATTCAACTCTCCTATGTGCGATTAAAACCGCCAGAACCAGGTGCTGTTGCTCTTGGG